TCCCTGGAGAACAGGGCGAATGTGGTGATATTGGGTCAGTTGTTCTTGCGGCTTGTGGCATTATGTTATCAAACCTCCTTTTTCGGGAGTTATAATTGTTGATGTTGCTTGAATATATGAATCAGCAGTGTCTTTTCTAGTCTTTAACACTGAAATGATTTTATCAGACTTAAAATGTACATTATTCTCACTATCACCTGTTACAGTGAAAGTTTGAAATGCCGCACCTTTTGGTCCCATAGCAATAGTTAATGGCTTTGTAATAACTACACTAGAATCGTCTTCAGCATCAAATTTTCCTAAGATTTCTTGACCTGTTTGCAAGTATAATGTTACGATATCACCTTTTTCATATTTCTTTTCTTTTAGCATTTTATTTACCTGTTGTTGTTATATGTATTTATTTATGCATAAAATACACACTTAATTATTTCCTATCTTTAAGATGTGGTTCTATGTCTTCATATGTCATTCGTTCCATAATATCTATGTCACCTTTGACTTCTTCATACTTGTCTACTTTACCATTTTTACGATTAAGTACATAACCGTCCATGTAAGCAACTAAGTATATTTCACCGCCCTCACTTAAGTCTAATATTAACCATAGTTCGGGTTTGTTTTTTGGGTATGAATGATATAATGTGTAGAAACATCCAAGCCCATTACCACTATTAGTGTAAAACTCTTCATTAATGTATTCCCATACATCTGGAAAAGTAGTCACATCATCATAGTTGAATCCATTTGCTGAATAGGGAAAGGCTTTCCACCAATTGACGATTTCTTGTAGTGTTGTTTCGTTGAAGTCTTTTTGAAGTTTTAATCGTAATTGGCGCCATTCGTAAAGCAATATTGCTTTATCTTGCATTTACATTGTCCATCTTTTTACAGTATATGATATTTCTGTTGTGAAATTTGCATCTTGTGTGTAATTAATCTTTAGATTATCACCATCTATGACTGATGTGAACTCAATATTTGAAAACTCGTCTGTTTGTGCTATTGAATCACCATCATCTTGCCAGATTTCTGTATTGTTATCTGTAAGTTTTGCTTGTGCAATTGCTGGAGTAACTGCCGCTCCGTTAATAACCTGAAGTCTGCCTACACGAACAAATGTTATTGCTGGTGATGTGCCTACTTGCTTCAATGAGTAATCAATAAAGAATGAAGTTGAGTCTGTTTTGGCATACTTTAGAAAAGTACCAGATGTTGTTGCTAAATCTTTCTTAAATAAACTAGGACGTCTGCCGTCTGCTGAAGTATGTGTTTGTAGATGCATATTAGCATATACCTGACTGAAACTATTCTCTGTAAGAACTTCTACATTCTTTCTTTCATTAGCAAATATGTTTGCATAAAAATGGTCTACAGTATCAATCGCAGTACCAGTTCCTGTGCCGACTCCTGTTGCTGTGAATACAGTGTCAACATTGCTATTAGCGGCTCCGATTAATGTATAATCTGTTGTGCCAGCAGTTTTTATTTTATATTCTTTGCCAATAACAAATGCACCAGCAGTAATTACACCGTAAGTTGTCATAGCAGTAAGAAGTGCAGGAACATCAGATACACTTCTGATTATTAAGTCTTCATCTATTTCTAGTCCAGGCTCTGCTGTATGTTGATTTAAGAAAGTTTGAACGATTGATTGTGCGTTAGCAAAAGGGTCAAATATAATTTCATCAACTGACGCTGAAGTTCCAACATATAGTTGCTTAGAATCAGTAGTGTAGCCTAATTCACCAGCATCTAAAGTACTTGCTGATATTTCACTACGAAGACCACGTCTTAATAAAATTTTTACATTTGTTGCCATATTACACTCCCGTTATTACATGTATTTATCAAAATAGGCTTGGACTTTACCTGCCCACAATCTCGCATAACGTTCGTACTCATCAGTGTCAACAACAAATTCTTGGTAGTTACCCATATTGTCTGCTTCTGCATCCCAGCCAATCATCATAATAACAATTGTTTTGATATCAGTGCCATAGATTTGATTATGGGCTTCGGCATATGCCGCACCTTGTAGAAAGTAATCATCAATCCATTCACGTTTCTTTGGCTTACGAGATGTTTTAAAGTCAATGATTGCAGGTTTACCCTCGTATACGCCAACACAGTCTGTTGTACCTGCATATAGTCCAGGATAATATAAAGGAACTTCTGTTCCCCACACTTCATCTACTTTAGACAGACCTTGTTCGATGACAATCTGTGACAATTCTCTTGCCATCTGATGTATCAGATTTGAACCACTAGGTCTATCTTCTTCTAATATATATTTTTCGAGGTGTAAGTGAACTTGTGTTCCAATACCTGTAGCAAGTCGCATAATTCTATCTGCTTCTTCATTGCCGACACGTTTGCGCCATTCAAATAAAGCAGATTTGTCTGCAAGTGCTGAGAGTACGGTAGTAACACTGGGTAAAGGCTGTCCGTCGGGCGTTTGATAATGCCGACTGCCTTTAATGTTTACTCGTTCTAAGGGTTTATAGGTAAATTTTTCTTTAAGCATAGCATTATTATACTATACTTTAGACTAGAAATCAAGCGAATACTTAAAGATTTTCTTTAATTTCTTCGATTAGTTTTGCTTTAGTGTGGCGTCTGTCTAATTGAATACCGAGGTTTTCTTCAGCCCACATATCAATCTCTTTTTTAGTCATTGATTCAAAATTAACTTCTGGAGTTTCTGAAACTTCTTCTGTTACTGTCTCTACTGTTTCACCGACTGCAATTGATACGATTTCACTTGTCGCTACTGCGTTTGCTAAATCTCTTGCTTCGTTTTCTGCAACACGACTCATAAATTCACGGTGTCTTTTAGCAGACTGTACATCTTCTCTAAATTTTCTTTTTTCAGGAGACAACTTCTCTAATCCAGTATCTAATTTCTTATCCATGTTTTCAACATGCTTCTTCATCTCTTCTTTAGAGATTGTTATAATTGGTTTACTAGTTATTAGTGCCATTATTTTTTCACCTTTTTCTTTGCTGTTTTGACTGCCAGTTTGCGTACTGAGTCTTTATCAGCATTATCTGTGTTATTTGTTTGATGAACTAAATCTATAGTATCAGTAGTAACTTTAGATACATACTTACTGTTTCCTAACAGATTTACCATCGATTCTGCATCAACTGTATATCCCATTCCGTTTAACTCACGGACCATCATATCCATCTGAATTGATGGAATATCATTTGCTTTTAGAGATATGAGATAAGCATTAATATCGCCCATTAGTTGAGCATCATAATTCGCTTTCTCTTGCAACAATGCAGAGACTTTCATATTAGGCTCTTTCTTCTCTACCTAAAGGATTATCTTCTTCACCTGAAGTTGACTCATCACCGCCAAAGTCTGCTGTGATATCATCCTCTAAATCAGCACCCATATCGCCGCCTAGTTCTGGAGCACTCATATCATCAGCCATTTTTTCACCTGATAAAACAAGTGTCGCATCTGATACTGCATCTTTAGCCGAACGTGCTTGTCCTAGTAGACCGTTAATCGCATCGTCAACTGAACCTTTAAACGTTGCCGCTTGGTCAGGACCGTGTGAGTATGCCATTTCGTCTGCTAATGGACCGATTTGGTCGTTCTGAATTTTGCCTAGTTTCTCAATTACGTCTTGTAATTCATCAACAATGCCTCTGGCAGCCATTGTGATTTCTGCCTCAGCCGCATCAACTTCAAGTAGAGCGTTTAACTCTTCCATTAAAGTCTTTTCTAAGTTAGTTTTTTCCATTTTATTTCCTTGGTTATTAAATTTAATTACATTCCGTAATACTGAGTTGTATCTTCCCAGTCATAGTGCATTTTTCTTAGGGTGTTAAGCATTTCTTGTAAATCACCTGTGCCTGCTTTATCACCGTTAGACATTAAATTGCGACTATTTTCTTCTCTATAGTTTATAGCAATTGCTAATTCTGTCATTGTCTGTTCCAATTTATCTTTAGCAATAGATAATTGCGAGTCGTTCTTCCATCTGTAATGGTCAGGACCTTTTTCTTCCTCATCTTCTGCTACTTGTTCTGTCTCTGGACTAGCGTCACTGGTAGTTGTTTCGCCAGTCTGTGATAAGTCCAAGTCTATTGCTTCAAGTGTTTCTTTGAAGTTAGGATAAAAATTCTTTGATTTCTTTTTCTCTACTACTTCTTCAACACTCTCATTTGCTCTTTTCAAGGCATTTGCTACACTTGGATGCTTTGATAATCCTGGTGCAATCTTTTCAATAGTTGCAACTGCGCCTGAATAATTACCATCTTTATATCTAGGGTCGTTTAATATACCGAATGCCATTTTAATTTGTTTATCAGAAAACTCTGCTTTTTCTTCAGTTACTTCTTGCTGTTCGTATGAAGATACTGTATCTTCGCCGTGGGCTTTTAATAATGAAGTGATTGTTTCAATCATAAGCATATTTTCCATATACTTCTGGGACATATACTGACTAGTTCTCAATTCAACTTGTTCTGCCTGTAATGACTTCTTTGCCTCTTCTAAAGTTTCAAAGTCACCCTCAACTGCATATCCAAAGTTCTTCTTCAAGTATTCATTCATACGAGAAGACACATGAATGTCTGTCGAGTTAAAAAATTTGTTGTCGTTAAAGTTCATAATAAATCCCAATATTAATACATATTAAATGTATTTATCTTTTTAATACACAAATATAATATTATTAAAGAATTATACTTTCGTATAGGTCTGATATCTTGCGTTTATATCTTCCAGCCTCGTGTTTTGCCTGTGAAAATCTTGCTTGAGCGATGTCCATTCTACCCTCATTAATCGCCTTTTTAGCAACTTGATACGAGTGTTTATGTTGAACTGCACTGTTATAGTGGCGTTCGAATAATTCATTAATTCTAATTATTTCCATAATTTCTGGTGAATTAATTGTTTTACCCTCATTCAGGTGATTAGCAATACAACAAACTGTTTCATACAGTTTGATACCTTCAAATAATATAGAATCACTGCGAGTATCTAATATATCATATCTGTCTTCTGTGTTCTTTTCAACTGAAAATGCGCCAACTTTGACACCTTTTTCAGTTTTAGTAGACTCAGTGATTGTTTTCTTTACCTTGTGTGCTACACTTGTAGTTGCTTCGCTGAAACCTTTCATAATCTTCGCCATAGCATCAACATCTGCACGTTTTACGCCAGGTGTTAAATCGATTGGTGCTGGTGAGTTAGGTTGAGATGATGTTTCTTCTTGTAATTTAACAGTTTCGCCATTCATAACTTTCATTAGATTAGCCATCATGTTTACATCTTTTTGACTTGGTACTGACATTTAGAACTCCTACTAGTTGTTAAACAGTTTTATATCCACGCACTGTGGGAACTAACACACCCTTATGTGTTAATTTCTCTGCCAAGACTTGCTCTCTTCCTGACAATTGCGATTCATTTACATAATCTCCTTCAGAGAAATATTTAGTTATTAAATCTTCCTCTTCCTCAGTAATCATTACAAATAATCCACCTAATATTTCTTTTAATTTCATTATTGCTCTTTTTCAGCGGCTTTTCTTAGCCTATTAAGTAAATTTCTAAACTGTATTCTAGTTTCGGGACTCATTGATAGTCCGTCTAAGTTGGCGGCTTGATATGCCATTGCTTGTCTTTGAATTGGAGTCAATGGTTTGCCTTGTTCTGCTTTATCCATTGCATCTGCTGTTTGTGCCGCAGTCGCACCGCCTAAATTATCTCTTCCAAGTCTTTGCATTGCTTGGGTTCTTGCTGTTTTAAGTTTTTGTCCTGCCTGAGCGTCTTGTGCCGATGTTGTACCTACTGGTTCTTCTGTATCTGCGCCAACATATGCATCTTTTCCTCTAGCATCTGGTCCTTGTGAACCTGTGCTGTATGCTTCGTCTAAAGATTTCCATTCATCATACGATAGAAAAATATCTGTATCTGGGTCATAATAACTGCCCTCTTTTGGGTCATAGTATACAACTTTACCAGATTTAGTCATAATAGGACCTTCTAGTCCGTCTCTGGCTTGATATTTGTCTGGCATAGCAGGAAGTTCTGACCACCCCTCTGTCAATCCCATCGTATTTTTAATGGCAGATGCATCTTTAGATTTTAATGCAGACATTACTTCAATATAATCAGAAAAACTTAATGTTTTCATTCTTTTCTGTACATCTTCAATTGGAGAATCAATAAGAGATGCAATATCTTGGATTCTATCCTCGATACTTTCTGCAAACATTTCTTTTTCTATTTCATTCTTTAATGACATTATATTCTCCGTTATCGTCTATTTAGTGTCTTTAAACGCTTACTCGCTGGATTCATTCGCTTAGTCATCTTTGCTTTACGTTTCATTCTAGCACCCATTTTTGCTTTTGTTCTTGCTAATGTGAAACGTTTTTTCATATTAACTGGTTTAAAACAATTGCCAGGTTTAGTTACTGTCTTGCCTTTGAGTCTTCCTGAACTACATCTATACTTACGAACAATACTTCTGCCTTTACGGGCATAAACAAGTTTCGCTTCATATATCTCTTCAGCAATTTCTTCAAATAACATCTTATTAGCCTAAAAAGTTAAACATCTGTGCAAATAAGGCAATTAGCATTGTCGAAAATAAAGTTGATGCTGTCCATATCAAAATTTTCTTCGTCTCTGCAAAACCTTTTTCCATTACAATTTCGTTTTTATCAATCTTCTCATTAATGTCTTTTAAAGACTTATTAAAATGATGATATCTCTCATAGCATACTGCTACGTGAGTCTCTAAACTCTCTGCTTCTAAATGTGCTAATTTTGGTTCTTTCTCAGCCATTATAGCATCTCCCTAAATTAAATTTCTAATTGTATTTATCATTTGTAGCCAGGAATTAATCTTCAAGTAAAACCAAAAAGGAGACATTATGTCTCCTCTCTCAATTAATTAATTTAATTAATTTAATTATTTTCTATCAAATGGTCTGCCTAATTGGCCTCTTTTAGTGCTATATGTTGTTGCGCCTATTCTTTTTCCTAATGCCCTGCCTGCGGCACCTGCGGCTGCGATTGCTCCAAGACCAGCGGCTGCTTTTACGATTGGTTTATCCCACATCTTCTTCTTTTTATCTTCACTATCGTCAACAATATAATTACCACGTTTCTGTAGTTTTAGAAGTGCTGGCATTATTTCTGCCAATCTTGCTTTTCTACGCATCCACTGAACTAATCGTGTAACAACTAATGCTCTTTGATTTTGACTTAAGTTGTCCCAGTCTCCTACAAGTCTACGAACAGACTTTAACATGCCATCTTGGACATTTAAATTTCTTTGATATCTTAATAGATATCTTTGCTCAAATGATGAATCACTTCTGTTATTAGAATAATGAAGTAAAAATCTTAGAATATCTGGCTTCTGTAGCATAAGTCTGCCTTTTGCTATCTCATCTTTCTCGTCATCACCAATATCATTATCTTTACCCATCAAACGATTAAGAGCCATATACATATCTGTGCCATTAGTTCTGAAATAATCAAAATTTCTGTAAGACATAGTACGAGATGCTATATCACCTGCCAGTGGGGCAAAGTCATAATCTTTATTAAAAATATTTAATATAAGAAAATGAACGAAGACTAAATCAGCCGCATCGTTAATATTAACATCATTTGCCATCTTTTTAGTTCTGAATAATCTACTTTCAGAAAGAGTGTTGACAAACTGAACTTTGTTTACCATTTTCTGCAACTCCAATATCTTGCTTTATGTTTTGGTCCAGGGTTATCACAATTGTGTCTTGCTCTGAAATTCTTTCGTTTTCCTGGATTAGACTTTTTAATTCTGACACCTTTTTGTCCGAAGTTCACTTTAACTACATTACCTTTGTCGTTTTTAACATAAACTTTAAATTTCTTAACATCACCTGCCATAGGCTTGTTTAGTTTAACAGTACGCCCTTGGTATTCTGCTTCGAAAAGACCATCTTCACAATATGCAAGATAACCATATTCTTCGTGGAAGTCTTGTGTGTCTTCTAATGTGATTTCTTCAGTAAGGTCTACTGATTGTTGTGTCAATTCTGTCAGTTTCATATCTTTTTATTTCCCGTTTTCTTTTGCAATGGCAACGCAAGTATCTGTCGCTGTTGTTTTAAACCATCTAGGAGCAAATCCGTGTAAGAACACAGCAATTGCACCTATCAACAAACGAAACGCAATACTCATCGCATGCCTGAAATGTTGCCATCGAGTCATATTTACTTGTTCTAAATGTAATTTACACTCTTTGCTATACATCATTTCTTCCTTTATTGTATTTATCTTATGTTACTGCTCCGCTCGTAACACGTTTGCTGTTAGGATGTCTCTTTGCTACGAAAGTTGAATGTGACAGGTTCTTTTTACTTGCTTTCTGTCCTCTTTTTGGTGTTTTCACGTGTGGTACTGCTCTTTTGCCCATTGTCTTATTATTAGTAGTTAAAAAATTATCTCTCTTGCCTCATGTTTGCCGCTGTGAATCCTGCTCTATTTACCAGTTTCACATCTTTGTCTATTACATATCCTTCTCCGCCTCTTTCACCATTTGTACTGGCTTCTATATCTGCTGGTTGAGAATCTAATGCTGTAATAATCTTATTCTTTGTAGTCATTACACCTTTAATAAATGTAAATATTGCTTCAAATCCATCACTATTTTCTTGTGTGTATTGAATTACTCTTTCTTTTTTAGGTCCACTTAGTTTTGATGCTTCTACCCATTCGCTAAAGTTATTTCCTAAGTTGTCTAAGTTGCCTGCTTTTGTACTGTTATTAATATAGGTATAAAGAATGTTACGAAAATCTGTCATTTTTAATTCGGCTGGCACTGCTAGTAACTTATCAATTGCATTTGCATTTGATTTTAAATAACTTTCTAAGCGGTCTACTTCTGGCAAGTCAACACCTGGAGATTTAGTAACATAGACAGGTGGCATAATAAATGTTCTGCCATCTCTGAGTTGTCCCATATCTACACTACTTTTATTTCCTTCTAAATCGATTGATTGATGTACTACAATACCTACATCACTTCTTGCAATCTTTTGGCCTATTTCGCTTTTTTCGTTAACTGAATATGTTGTAGTATTTGGCTTAAAAATAAGTCTGCCATCTTGTGATGGTGGTGTTGAGAACCACAATAGGTCACCGTGTAAGTATCCTCTAAAGTCTTCAGGTATTACACTCTCTACTTTGTCCCATATATTTTTCATTTGGGTTGCGAATTCTCTACGACTATCCTCGATTTCGCCCTTGGCTCTGTTTAAAAACATTTGCTCTAAGTCATCACTGCTTGTTACTCTGCCGTTATAACCTTTAGCACCAAATCCACTTTTGTCTGTAAGAACGAATTCGCCATTCTCATTACGACCAAAGATAACTGCTGGTGAGCCATCCCATTTGATACTAATTGATGAAGGAGAAGTTTCTATCTGGTGTAATTTAGCGATTGCTTTTTTACCACCTTCACTTCCTGCTGGCCCATCAAGACCCAGAACGAGGTCTTCTAAGTGCTGAATTCTAGCACTTTCTTTTAGGGCTTTATCTAATAATTTCTTCATCTTCTGATGAAAGCCCACTTGTTTATTTCGAGGTTTTCTTGGTCCTCTAAATCTTCTTTGACGACCTTTGCCTAATATATCTTCAACTTTCATCTTACTTATCCCCGTATGGATTTTCACCTGTCATATACGGTTTTGAAAACCATAACTTGAACCACTCTTTTGTTCCTGGTTCTATTTTATGTTTCTTCTGATGCTTAGATTTTTCTGTACCTGTATATGAGATATTCTCTTGTTTAGTATCTTCCATTTGATATGGCTTATAGATACCAGAAAGAACCTTTAGTTCTTCAAGTTGTTGCTCAAGGCTAATGTTTTCTTTTAGCATGAGTTATTCCTCGCTTAAACTTTCTCAAGTCACCAGTTCTTATACTATTAACCAAACGCTTAGATAAATCTACCGCAATCTGCTCATCAAATTCACGGTGTATGAATTCAATAAGGTTTATTGCACCAGAAATAATATGTTCGCCCTTTTGTTCAACAAATCTCTCTGGCTCATTCTTAGAAATTGCCATAGAGTTTAGTTCTTCAAATAGACTTTTGCGTGGTTTCTTAGTCATTTAATTGGTCTCCAAGAGATAATTCTCTATCAACAGTATTTATCAATTATCATCAAATGGAGTAGACTTTTTTGTTCTCAACATTGCTCTCAGGTCTTTTGAAGCATCTGTCTTCTCCGGTGGTATAGCGGAATCACTAGTGTCAGTAATACTATTCTTTCTTTTTAATGAATCCATAACTTTTGAGGTTTGTGAATCTTGTGTTCCTACTGCTAAATCATCATCTTCTAAATCTGAATCACTAATTCTAAGACTATCTCTGTCAAATACTAGATTTATTTTAGAACCAACACCACTCGAACTTCTGGTCTTCAATAACTGAAGTTGATATTGTCCACGTTCTCTCATCGCATTACTCGTAAAGATACCAATCACATTATCAGCAGTTTGAATTTTAGAGATACCACCAGCAATATGAGAGTGGTCAAACTCAATTTCTTCTACTGCTGAACGATTTAACTGTGAAGCAGTCACTACAACTGTCTGTGATTCCATAGCAAAGTTACGAATTTCTTCTGTGACATATTTGTCTTTAATAAACAAGTCACCTGGATTAACTTTCTTAGTTGCAGGCATCAATAAGTCTAAGTAGTCAATGCATATACAATCTACATTTTTTCCTGTTACAATTTGAAGTTCTTTTAGATAAGCACGGACATCATTGATTGTTGAACCTGAAGACATATATTTAATTCTAAGCATACCAGATTTCTTACCGATAGTCTTCACTTTCAACTCAACATCATCTAGTTCTTTAAATATTCGTCTAGTGCTTTTATCAGTTGCCATCGCATCGATACGCATTGCTGATAATTCTTCTGACAATTCTAAAGTAAGATAGACAACATTCATACCGGCTTCTGCCCAGTTTAATGACATATTCTGCATAAACAAAGATTTACCAGAACCAGAACCACCAGCAAAGATAGTTACTTCGCCTCGATTAATACCACCGTAAAGTTTATCATCTAAGTCTTTCCAACCTGTAGTGATTTGCCCATTATTATCTTTAAGCATTTCAAGTCTTTTTCTCGGGTCATCAAAATAGTCTGTACCTAAAGACCTTGCTAATCCAATCTGAACTGCATCTTTGATAGTTGTTTCTACTTCACCATATTTGCCTTCTTCGAGCAAGTCAGCACTATTAACGATTGCTCGTTCAATTGCTTTGTGTCTACAGAATGTTTCAAACTCATCAACAAACCAATCACTATGCTTTGCTATGTCTTCTAGTAATTCTATCTCTTGGCCAGTTTCTGCTTTAATCTGCTCAACAGTTGGCATAGTAGAATATTCTTCACTATAATTGATTAGATATCCAACGATATCACGGGTTGGTCTATCGAAATGTCTGTTATCAATAATGCCCATTACTCTAGTGAATAACTGAGGGTCTGTTAACATAAATTGAACAAACAATTTCTGCAAGTCGGGTGAGTAGTTTTTGACTTCTGACATTTAGTTTCCTGGAAAGTTTATACTATTATACAAGTTTTTTTACTCTTTGTCAATACTAATATGTTTCAATTAATGTATCTGCAATACCGTGTTTAACTGCTTCTTCAGGAGTTAACCAATGGTCGGTCTTTGGTGCAAGTAAATGTTTACGAATATAATTCTCTTTCTTTCCAGTACATTTGATATAATGTTCCATCAATTTTTGATTTGTCCATTCCATGTGAGCGTGTGCATCTAACATATCGTGGTATTGTCCTTGAGTTCCGCCACTAAATTCGTGCGACATTACTGCTGTATTCTGTGTCAGGTATCTATGCCCTTTTACTCCAGACATCATAAGCATAACACCACAGGATGCAATTGAACCCATTCCGTATGTGTAAACTGGAATACGAGATTGTTTAATAACATCAATAAGATGCATACAACTATCTACATATCCACCAGGTGAGTTGATATACAAGTGAATAATCTCTGGTGCCTTATCTTCTGGCATTAGATTATATTCCATTATCATTTTTACTAATGGCATACAGTTATCTTGGTTAAATTCTTTGTCCATATGTAACACACCATTTTCCCTTAAGAATTCACCAGGTTGTTTTGGTGGGGTAGGTGGTTGTGGCATCGGAGGCATCGGTGGTGGTGTCGGCGCTTCTTTAGGCTCTGGTATCACGTTAAATTTTATTTCTTTATTTTTCATTTTATGTTAATGCTCCTGCTTTACATTATGCGTGTTTTCACACTTATCTTTGTACTATTACTTATGCGTCCATCAATAATCGATTTTAATGTGTATAATTTTCCATACTCTTTTACTGAATCTGCCGCGTCTTTAATATGTTCTTCCCAGATTGGAAATGAAACACTCCAACCATTTTCTTGTGCCTGATATATCAATTTCTTACCAGCGTTATCTCTGTCAGGACATACGATAACTTCCCCTTTGAACTGATTAATGTAATCAATCTGATTCTGTGATGCTTCGTTGCTCATTATTGCAACACAGTCTAAGACTGCCGCATCTATTGTTCCTTCAACTACAATCAGATATTCTTTATCTTCTCTAATCTTATCAGAATTGTATAAAAAATTCTTTGGTTGCTTCGTCATATACTTAGACTCTGATTTGCCTGTAAAGTCTCTGCCTGTGTAACCTACAATTCTATCACCTTGTGTGAATGGAAATATGATTCGATTTTTAAATCCAAACGAACTACTCCAATATGTATCAACAAAATCATAAACACCTCTATCAAGTAGATATTTTGCCGCCATAATCGCACCTTCAGGTGGGGTATCTTTATTTAGTATATCATCCAATGTTTCGGAATTTTCAGGTAACTCCATTCCAGGAAATGATGGTATTCTTGTAGTTTGAGTTTTTGATTTAAACACCCACGGACCTTCTGATAATTCTTTTTCTCGGATACTTTCAATCTGTAGTCTCTTTATCTCACTTTCAGGAACACCAAGTAATCTCATAAACTTAACAAAATTCTTGTTTATGACTTGACCTTTTCTATGAGATGCTGTAATACCACAATTAAAACAATGATATGATACTAACTCGCCCTCGTTTTTCAACCCACCTCTCATTCTAGTATCTGACCTAGTTTCACCTTGGTCGATACAACACGGACAATTAAAACTCAGCCAACCGCCTGAACTTTGTCTTGTCTTACCGGGAATGAATTGATAAACAGTTTGTTGTAGTTCCATGTACTTATAATACACCAATGGAACACAAATGTCAATAGGTTAATTAGTTTCTTAGTAATATCTTATCTACTGTACCTGATGCTGTATTTGGGTATGTAATTCTAAGCCAGTTAACGTTTGCTTGAATAACATAACCTTGTACACCAGTTTCATTATTAATCGTAATAGATGGGTCATACATAAGTGATGGAGTTAAATCAAACCAGTCATTATCTGATGAACTTGCTTGTTCACTTAAATCACCTTGTATTTTTAAAACTCCTGTAAATCCTGTATAGTAAACCGCAAACGTATGTAGTGATTTTGATTTGATTGTATCACCTGCTCCGTCAAACACTGAAGAAACGAAATTTGTACCATCATTAAAGAAAGTAGTTGTTTGTTGTGAATCCGAAAAAGTAGGATAAACATCATCTAATACTTCAAGTACACCATGAGCATTATCATTTGTATCTGTATAAATGATTTGCTCTACACCATTTTCAACTGTATACATCGCATATTGATAAAATCCTTCTGGGAGCATGATTGTATCTGATGTTGGTATTGAAACTGTAGCCATTCCTTTGGTTGCATTTGTAACTGTAAGATATCTAAAGAGAACATTCTCTCTGGATTGTCGGTCATACATTTTCCATATAACTGTTTTTCCAGTAAGGTCTACAGACTTTCTATCTGTGTCTCTAAATTTAAATCTAAGAGTATTATCAATACCCTTGTGTAGTTTGTGTGTAGTATCATACATAGGCATATTCCCCAGGAATTGAGTCATAGTTGCATTGTTGTCGCCATCTTGCATAACAACTTCTATTTCTCGTGTGTATTGGTATAAGTTAAAGTTTATCATATATGTATTTATCTTCCAGAAGACGAATTCCAGATTGCATAAATATATTTTATGATAGACGAAGATAAAATACAATGGCTCCAAGAAAACTATCCGTTCTTTTCCTGTGTCAAATATGGCAATAAAAAGGAATACACTGAATATCTTGGAATCATAATTAACAGTGATGCTACTATAACGTCAATGTACAACTTTGAACTGCTAGAGTCCGCAGAGGCTAGAAAGCATTTCATTGAACTTGGTGAACAATGGTGGTGGGAATCGAATAGACTAATTCCTATAAACCTTTTTCTTC